CGACCTGCTGGGTAGGTTTCCCAGAATCGGTGAATGCGTGAATCTACTGTTTCGTATTGTGATAGGTCAAAATAAGCCATGATTGCTCCTTTGGTGGTTGATGAACCATTTTAGGATAGCGCAATAAACTGACTATTTGTCTTTTTTGTCCTTAGACTGCACCGATTGGATTGCGTCGTTCATAAGCGAGTTGAAATCATCTTCGCGAACTTGGCCTTTTCCTGCGTAGGTGAAGCTCAAGCCCATGATTAGACCTAGGACTGCACCAGTAGCACCAAAAGCCGCCGATTGCGCCGCTGGCAATTCGTAGATTGAACCAGCACCCATGAAGGCAATACCAGCGCCTAGACCGAAAGCAATAACCCTGGCGAGCCTTTTTGCGAGCCTTTTCACTTTGTCTTCTTCGCAACTGGTTTCTTAGCAACTGGTTTCGGCTTGTCTGCGTCAATTAGTTTGAATAAATCCATGAGTGCCGGTCGGGATGCTGCGTGAGGAACTGGGGCTTTGGCTGCTGATGCGTGGAGATGTGCGCCTGTGGATGCAGTGCCGGTGTCCCCGATTGCGCCAACAACAGTCTTGCCACCTTCAACAGTTTCGCCTCGCTTAAGCGGTGACGCCGTCTGCAAGTGGTTATACTCGATGAACACTCCGTCATTGAATGAGCGGATAATAACCGAATGACCGAGTTGGTCGGTCGAGAAGACTTTAGCCACCACTCCAGAACGAATCGCTGTGATTGGTTTACCTGCTGAACCTGTGGTGAAGCCCCAGTCTGAACCTCGGTGAGGTTGGGTGCGGTATGAGGCAAAGTTACCAAGTTCATCTCGGCGTTCTGCTCCTGCACCTTTGATTGGTTCATGATAGGTCATGTCCTTACTCACTAGGCTTGTCCTCTGCTACTGCGTCAGCAATGATTTCTGCTGCGGTTTTCTTGGTTGGTTTTGGTGCTACTGGTGAAGGGTATGAACCCGATACTGCTGAACCCATTTTTAGACTCCTATTGCTGATTGAATGATTGAAACGATTGTGCCACCGATTGCACCTGCGAAGCCCATGAAGAGCCACATCTTTTTTTGCAGGTCGCGAACATCTCTCTCTAATGCTCGGTAAGCTCTAACCTCAGTTTTGACCTCGGCAACATCTTTGACCAGGGTGATTAGTAAATCGCGGTCTGATTGGTCTGCCATTAGCCGATCGCTCTCAATGTTGCTTTACAGCCACCACATTCAGCAGTGGCCCAATCATCTTCGAAGGTGTATTCGACACCTGCGTTTGGGCAGTTTGGTTCTTCGCATAGAAACTTGGTCATTATGCTGCCTCATAAACTAGAAGGGCGGTGTAAACATCGGCTGCGTTTGGGACTACTGGAACAGTATTTGAAGCAGCAGCCCAGACTGCATAAGTTCCAGCAGCGTTGAACACTCGAATTGTGAATGTTCCTGCCGATGATAGATAATCCTGGGCAGGGTAGATTGAACCGCTTGAGTCATCGACTAGAGCGTCACCAAGGGTGTTGGTTGCTTTTGGTGTGACTGGCACTGAGGCTGTGAATGTGCCTGATGTGGTGCTTGTTGAACCATAAGTGAACTTGAATCGAACGACTACTGTTTTACCAATTTGGGCATAGGCGCTTTGAAAAGTGCCATTGCCAACAGTGAAGTTTGTCAGTGTTGGTGTGTAGGCTGTCCAACCAGCGTTGTCGAACGCGCTGTCTAACTGTGATGCTAGAAGCGGTTGACCTGAAGTGAAGTCAAAATAAGCCATTTAGAAGCCTTTCCATAGTTCTAAGTTTATGTTCCAGTCAGTCGGTGTGAGTGAATGTGTGACACGCGACACGATGTAATCTTCATCGAACTGAACTCCACCTTTGTCAAAGTAGATGTTCACTGTTTGCATGAGTAGAGCGTTTAGGTAATAACCGGTGCTGAACTTGCCTGTGTCGAGGATTGGGTTGAAGCCGATTGCCTGGGCGTTACGGATGTCGGTTTTGACACTGGTGCGAGCCAACCACAATGTGAGCAAGTCATCTGAGGATAGGTTGACAGTTGCTTCAAGTGATGTGCGACCGTATAAGTCAATTGAGTCGGTATTCGATTTTGATTGACTTGAACCGCCAGCAGACCGAGTTGCAATGATTTCATTTACTGCGTCGTTACCTGTTGCACCTAGCACAATGTCATTTATACAGATGTGGCTTGGGTCTGTTGAGTGAATGGTTGAGAATAACAGGTTCGCTGGGTTGTCTGCGATGTAGTTTCGAAGCACGTTGTAGGCGTAGAAGCTCAGAATGCCTGTGTCGAAGTCTAGAAAGGCCATGCCTAGTTCTGCATCGGTTAGTTCATTGAGTATTGTGCCGACTGTGGTGTTAGGTAGCGAGTATTGTGGCGTGTAAGCCCAAGGTGTGCCGAAGGTGTTGACTGTTGCACCTGGTAGGTATGGGGCTAATGCGGTTAGGCCTTCTGCAATGGTTGAAGGGCTTGAAGGTGTGGTGAATGAGGCAATGGTTGTGTTGATTGCGTTTTGTAAAGCATCGGCGCATTCGAAAGTAATGACATTAGTTCCGTAATAGTCATAAGCCACTGAATAGGTTGTGATTTTTCCTTCAAATAGTGTCAACCACATCAGAGGGTCAGTGTCAGGTTGTGGCTGATAACTTATGCGAATGTCTGTGCCAACATGAACGGCCCTGTTGACATTAGGGTCATAGGTGGCTGATTGCATGACCACTGTTGCTGTTGCTGGGGCTGTCTGGGTCATGTAGCCGGTGTTTTGGTCGAAGCCTAGTGAGAAGTCAATTCCAACAACTTCTGCCAGAGTGTCAACATAACTGAAGCCACCACTGGCTGCTAGAACATCTGGGCCGTCTAGAACCGAGACACCAAGAATAAACACTCCTGCTGTTGGTAGCCCTAGTTCAACTTTGATGTGTTGCTTGAAGTCGAAGATGTCGTTTGCCATTAGCTCACAAACTTTCGGCCATTAGTTTTTTCGTAATCCATGATTGCTCGGACTACTTCTTGACCATTTACGCTGGCTTTATTGATGTTGATTGTGTATGAGTTGCCACCACCGATGTTGCCTAAACGGTCTAGGGGCACGATTGCTTCTGCTTGACCTGCTTCACCAACATTCACTGCTGTTCCACCTGCACGAGGTAATACAACACCACCTGTGGCCATTTGAGGCATATAGGAGCGAGGGTCAACACTGCTTGGGTTTTGTTGTCTCTCAAAATTGGCTCTAACATCGGTATTCAATAATTGCCCGAATCTGTTCCAGTCACCTGAGAAGAATGCCTCAGCCAAGTTGCCCTGATGTTCAATATTTGCACCCAACCATTTGAACGACTCAACTGTGTCAGCAATTAATGTGCCTAAGCCTTCAATGCCTGTCGCAACATTGTCAATGAACTCTGAACCTTCATCAGTGTTCAACCAGTCAGCAAACTCCTGCAAGTAAGGCAACAGTTTAGTTCCCAACTGCTCCTGCAAGTCAGCCATGTGAACTGCAATTACACTCATCGGGTCATTTTCGGCTGCGGTTTCAGCCATGCCTGCGTAAGTGTCAGCAAGCTCTTTCATCGGGTCTTTGGCCGCTGAAATACCTGGAACTAGTTTGTCTAAGGCCTTGTAGTTTCCGTCATGTGCTTTGGCCAATAGTGTTGAAACAGTTAGAAGGTCTTTGCCTGTTCCTGCTGAAACATCGAGGGCCAAGTTCATTAACTCATTGGCTTCGGTAACATCTTGAGTTGATGCAATTAGTTTGCCGTAGGCTGGGCGAATTTCGTCATCTAGAATACCAGTTGCACCCTGCCATGCACCGATTTGTTCTTCAACAACTTCGATGACTGCTTCATTTGCGCCAACTGTGTTCTTCAGTGTCTCTGCAAGGATTGCCTGAGCTTTAGCATCCTCACGCGCTGCCGTAGTAGCATCAACAAGGCCTCTGGTTATGGCGGCAAAAGAAACACCAGCAGCGATTCCTGCCAGGCTTCTTTTCATTGAGCGAGAGAAGCCACCGACCTTTTTGTTCATCTTCTTCAGGTCATCGGTTGCGCCTCGAGTAGCGCGAGCAAGGTCTTTGAACTCGCCAAGGATTTCAACCTTTGCAACTAGAGCCATTACTTGCGCCTCTCATTCAATACTTCTATAAATGCCCGATACTCGGTGAGTGTCAGGTTGTTGTATTCGCTAGGGCTGATGCCTGTAGCCAATACGAACTCCGCCATGCGTTTAGCCGTTGTTTCGGCTATTCCCCTTTTGGGTTTGTTGTTCCCCTAATTAGCCCATGTGCTTGAGTCATTGTGAACTTAGCAGCATCGGCCATTGTGAAGTCTGGTTCTGTTCTTTTCTTGATGATGTAAACGGTGGCGGTTAAAGCTCTGCCTCTTGGTTTTCCATTGCCCATTAGGTCATCGATTGGGACTCCAGTTAGTTGTTCCCATTCGGCAACCTCGCCAAGAGTCATTTCTTCTGGTTCGTTGTTCTGTTCACTCATTTGATTGGCCCTTTCGCCATTTGGCTATGAATAAGTTTCTCCATTTGCTTGTAATAGTTAGCAAGGATTTCTTTACGGTTATAGCCTAGCGCACGAGCCATAAACGGCTGAGGTTTGATGTTCTTTTTTTGCCATGTAGCAGCAGTTCCCTTGTGGCTTTTAGAAACTTCTGTCCATCCCCAGTGGATTGGGTTTGCGTAAGGGACTGAGGTTTCATTACCAGCAGTAATTGCTACCTGCTTCGCCGTCGCTGTGATTTTCAAGGTTCTTAAAAGTCTGCCTTTGCGGACTGGGACTAAACGCCTGGCATCTTGCAAGATTGCCTGAGCGGCCTCTCGGTTAGCGGCATTGATTTCTTTTTGAGGTGTGCCAATGATTTTTAGTGATTGATACAGCTCTTTAGTGCCGACAACTTTGAGGCCGCTAGGGGCTTGCATTTTACTAAGCTGAAGTCTTCTTGGTTAGACCGAAGTAGATTGGCGGGGTCGCAGCAGGGGTGTGAACATTGCTCTTGACAGTTAGTTCAACCTGGAACTGTGACACATCGCCAGAAGTCAAGCTCATAGGTGGCAACTGGTCAAAAATTACAGTGCCGGTGTAGTGAGGTTCTGAAGTGGTTGGGGTTGCGTTGCCAGCAGGTGCGACAGTGAAAGCAACCTCAGTGCCGTAGTTAGCCCAAAGCAACTGATAAAGTGACGCGCTATCGCCTGAGGTGATACCGGTTAGAGCTAGTTTCCATTCCTGACCAGCCTGAACCTCGCAGAAGGTGCGAAGGTCACCTGAACGGTCACCAATGGTTAGTTCAACAACCTGAGCATCGCAAGCGTAGTCAGTGGTGTTGATTTTGAAGATAATGTTTTTTGCAATGATGCGAGTTGAAGCAGCCATTGTTGGCAACCTTTCTAAAGTGTTATTCGCAGGTCAACGGAGATTGAACTGGTTAGGTATTCGGCATTGTTTACAGCCCAGAGATACGGTTGACCTACTGAACCCAGTTTTGCGTATTGAGGCAGTGCGCCAATAACATCCTGAATTAGTTCGTCTAGTTTCTCTGAGGCTTGCTTATTGGTTGCGGTTGAGGCAACACAGACTAACTCCAGGTTGAGAATGAACTCATTGCTGATTGAGTTAGCGGTTAGGTATGGTGAACCTGAGTTGACGATTACGATTGGCGGAGTGACACGCTCTGGCACATAGGACAGAATGCGGATGCCAGCAAGGTCTAGGACATCGCTGAACTGTTGTTTCGCCAGTGTAATTTCGTTAGTCATTAGACACCATAGCCACAATAAGGCATAAGCAACGGGTAGACGGCAGTCATAGGGTCGCGTGCGACTCTTACGGCTGAACCGTCTCCCGAAGCAAACTGGCTGATGCCGTTAGGTGCGCTGCGACGGTGGAAGAGTTCAGAAGCGCAGATTAGGATTGCCTGTTCGTGAATGTCATCGGGGACAGTATCAATGTCTCCAATGAATCGACCAACATGGGCATTACCTGCGGTTAGGCATGACTGAGGGAAGTCGGTTTCATCCGTTCCCACATAAGCCTGGAACTCTGCCAGCGTCACAGCGACCATTAGCGAACCTTACTAGGCAGCGGTTACATCTAGCTTGACGATTGCACCCTCGAAAGGAACAGTAATCGCAGCGTAGCCGTAAACAGATACTGAGTCGGTTAGGGTGGTGATGTCACCGTCGGTTAGTCGAACTGGTGAACCAGCAGACTCTAGCAACTGAACAGCCTGTGAGTTAGCCATGTAGACAACACCGGTAGCAAGTGCAGGGTCAACGATAACTGGCAAGCCAAGAAGCGAACCGCGTAGACCAGGAATGTTGCCTGAACCAACATTGTTCACGCCAGCACCGTCAACATTTACCACTGGGCGGCCGTCTGAGCCAGCAACAGTCATAATCTTCACATAAGCGTCAGGAGCTGCAATGATGAACTCTGGGCTTAGGCCAGTGTGTGACTGAATGTAGGCTGCACCGTTAGCAACACCTTCAATTAGAGAAGCAGCAGTGCCACCGTCTGCATCGAAGATTTTGCCAGTCCAGGTTAGACCTGCCAATTTAGCAACAACAGCAGCGTTGGTTGCGGTTGCGTAAGCAACAGACAATGCGCTGAAGGCTGCGTTTAGGAATGGAACGCTTGAACGCTCAATGGTCTGACGGCTGAATGAGGTGTAACCACCATAGGTCTTGACATCTGCTGAAACAGCGTCAATTGCTAGGTTGCCGAATGATAGGGCTTCGTTCTCTGGTGACTGCTCACCAACAGCAATGGTGTTGCTTGAGATTGCAGCGTATTCAACAGTTAGGCCTGATGCAGGTAGTGCTGCGCGGCTGAATGCTGAAGCGGTTGGGCGGTTGTTGGCAATAAGGGTGTCAACATAACCCAACCAGCCTGGTAGAGCAACGGTGTCTGCTGAAGTGGTTGCAGTTCGTGCAAGCATCTTTGCATCTTCGTCGCCGGCAACTAGAGCCTTTGCGAACTCTCCCTGTGAACGGAACTTTGGTGCTTCTACTGCTGGGGTGTTGATAGTTAGTCCTGCCTCAACGACGCGGCGCAATTCTGCGACCTCATCCTGAACCGAACGAACATCCAACTCGATGTTTTCTGACATAGTGTCGCTTTCTTGTTCGATGATTGGTTCTTGAATCTCTTCGCGAACCTCTTGGATTTCCGCGCCTGAGTAGGCTGGGAACGGCACGACCGAGACCTCTTTGAGTGAGACCTTGGTGCGTGTGACTGTTGAACCTTCGCGCTCACTTTCAAGAGCGATAAAGCCAACAGAGAATTTGTTTAGAACACCGTCGCGCATAAGAGCTAGGGTTTCATCGGCGGCCTGAACACCTGCGGTTAGTCGTGCAGTGATTTCAAAGCCAGCCTCGGTCTCTCGACCTGCAATGACTTTGCCGATTGGCAGTGAGTCGTGGTTGTGGCCGTAGAAGATTTTGACATCGTCAACATTGTCAACTGCGCCTGGTGCGAAGCGTTCGATGTATTGTCCGCCGATGTTAGCGTCTTGACCGTAAGGGACAGCGAGGCCGGTAATGGTGCGCTCTTCGACAGCGTCTAAGCGCATCTCAACTGAGCGTGTTTCTAGTTCAGACATTTAGTCCTTCCTTGTTTCTAACTTCTTCAACAGTCATAAAGGCCTCGCCAGCAAGTGCAGTGTTCCACATTTGGAAACGGTTCTGCTGGTCGGCGCGGAATAGGCTCTCGAAGTTGAACTCTGAGCGTGTGCCACGCGGTAGGCAGTTGCTTAGAGCATCTGAGATTGCGTCAGTATAGGCCATTAGCGTGTGACGGTAGAAGACCTGGTTTTCATCGCTTAGGTTGCTGTAAGTGTCCGAAGTGCCGTCAACACCAGTCAACAACAGTCGAGCAGGAACTCCAAAGAGTCGAGCGATTTGTTGAACAGCCTGAGCCTGTTGTTCGGTGAACTGGGCTTTGGCTGGGTCAACCTGAATCTCTTGGAACTCGAAGCCTGAACCAAGAACAGCAATTTGGCGGTTCTGTTGCTTGTTGTGCCAGTTGTTAGTGATTAGCTCGGCATC